TTGCGACGTGTAACAGATTCCGCGATAGGTCCACTGACCACAGCATGTGCCCTGGCAAGTGCCTCACCGGGGTCCATAGCCGCCCCACGCATACCGGCACCTCGCACGATGTCGTCCGCCAATTTGCAAACTTGCTGACGATTAACCTGTTGCTGAGATGATAGATCGGCCCATGTGTCGGCGTCGGCACCCAGCTTACCGTAGAAGTCTTTGTACGGTTCCAGGTCATTGCCGCCGAAGAAGTTATCCAGCAACTTTCTGTCATCCTGCTGCTGCTTAAACTCCTGCTGGGTTAGCGTACTCCTCGTGTCGGTTAATTTGGAATTGACGTCGTCCAGCTTTTTGCTCAAACGATCGACGTTTTCCTGCTGCATGGCAATGACGTCTACCAACACATCATCATCACCATACTTTTCACGTAGCGCGGCTATGTCGATCTTGCCCTTAGCTGGCGGATCTTCCGCACGGCCAACGTCGGGTGCCGGAGTATTCAACCGGCCCTGGTCCTCCTTACCCTGTCTACCGATGTCGGCAAATTTTGCCGTGAGGTTGTTGTCCTTCGTGTGTAAGTCACGCAGCATGGCGGTTACGTTATCCACACCAGCGCTACCCACCATGTCGGCCACCGCCTTCTCGTCCCACCCAAAGTGCGCCGCACTCCGCATGTACGCTACCGGTATCTCAGCCAACACATCATCGCTATCTTCTTCTTCCTTTTCCTCTGGGGTAGGGTCGTCATCGGGTGTTTCATCTGCCGGGTCATCGTCAACAACGTTATCCGGGGTAGGATCTACAACCGACTCCTCGTCTGCCAGTTCGCCGCCGATCTCGGCTAGGTTCGCGGTAACGCTGCTAACCAGGCTCGGATCGTTTAGCGCTGATTCGTCTTTCTCACGCAACTGTAATTCGTGTTCTTTGTCCGCCATGATACTGTGTTCCTTTCACTGCCTCTACTCAAGTAGAGGGGTAGGTACTAGGATATTTTCTTCATCCTGCGTTTTTGCTTTCCTGGATTCTTCTGGAAGCCGGTCTTCTCCAGGTATGCGTCATGCTTCTCGAAGTTATCAAATACCGGCCTACACTTGTCGTCCAACACGATATCGGGGAATAACCTTTCGTGCTCCTTTCTCTGGCTTGGTGCTATAGCCAGTGCATCCGAGTGAATTGGTCTTTTGTATCCACCGGCTCTGACCCGTATAGAGTCTGAATGAAAGTCACGATTCATCGGCCCGTGATCGGGGCACAACGGGACTTCCAATTCTGAATGTGATTTTACGAACTCTGTCTTCCTGGCTCCGCACTCATTGCAGATGAACGAGAACTGTGGCATATGTCACCTCAAACGCTTTAGAGTTTTCTCGGGCAACCCTGTTTGCTTTTCTATGGCCTTCTCACGTAGATTGCGCTCGGGTTCTCCCGCTTTCTTAGACGCGAAATGCTCCTTCACCTTGCCCTTTAGTCTGCCGGCCCAATTGGTCTTCTTTCCCTTTCCGCTGTACTTGGGCTTCAGTTTGCCGCCCTTATCGTACATCTGCGGGTACTTTTTCTTCAAACGGTACTCCACAGCAACAGATTCCGCCAAGTTCTTAGCTTATCTGGCTTTCTACTTCGGCATTCTGCATTTTCTGAAACGCCAGATATTTCTTCACGAACCCCGTCATCTTGGAATCGGCCAGAATCTTCTGCGCGTTCTGTAGCGTCTCTAAGGCGGTCTCTACCCTCCACTTACTGTAGTCACTGTCACTATCACAGACTTCCGGCGCTCCCTTACTGTTCTTTCGCTCCTCGTAGTATTTTATCTTCGCCATGCTAGCCTTTCATTGCACTCTGCGATATGTTCGCTATCGATTGTTCACCGGCCTTCTGGTCCTGCATCGGTGATGTAGAACCACCGGACGTCGCATTGGCCGGACCACCGTTCTGCGCTATGGCGTTAGGCGAGGCCATGCCCGCTTTCATCTCGCCTTGCGGACCCAGCATTTGCATAAGCTGCATCTTGCGCTGGTAGTCGGGATCGTCAAACCAATCCGCTATCTCTTCCAGTATACCGGCCTTGTCTGCCACGTCCATTAGCGCTCTGGAGATGTTAAACGGTATACCGACCTGCATCATCTGCACACCGGACTGAACCGTAGACGGCATCGTGCGACTCATAAAGTCTTCCAACTGCTTAGCCAGCAGGTGCGGGTCCTTGACCTGCATAGACCGCGCCTTAATCTTAAAGATGAAGTCTTCCGGTTGACCACGCCGTTGCTCTGGCGTAAGCTGAAGTTGCACCCTGGTCCCACCCGACACTCTGTGCGGTATCGGTATCGAGATCAGCGGATCGTGGTGCATGTACCACGCCTCTTTCTCAGATATGGCGGACGCAGTGTCGTAGGTCATATCCTTGCCGTCTTCCAGCCCCACGGCTGCGTTACCAGCCAATATCTGGGACTGGGTGGCGGTCTTGGCATTGCCCGCTACACCGGCCATCTGATCGGGGTTGCCGCTCATATAGTTGAACCACACGCGAAGCGAATCGACGAACCCCTCTGTATCCCGGTCCTTGCCACCGAAGTTAAACACACTGGCATTCTTCGGATCTCCCATAAGAACGTCGCCGTCCTCCGATGTCCTCAGATCCTCCACTTCGTCGGCTGCCGCTGGATCGGCTAGCAGCACACTCTTCTGCCGCTCTGCCTGCTCCATTGTCTTGACCATCATCTTGTTGGCCATCTTATTCAGGTCGTACCATACGCCTACCGGCGCTATCGGGAACGGATTATCCGGCACTGGTTGAGATAGCGACATGAACGTATACGGCCCGTCCTTTGGCCCGTAGTAGTCGTGTACGGCCAAATAATCGTCCAGGACCGCAGTGTCAGGGTCCGGCATCACAAGTATGGCGTCCGCATCCGGCACATACAGATAGTAGATGTCTACATGATCCTCTAAGCGGGCCACCTCGTTATCTGTCAGTCCGCTCTTGGTCATATTGTCTACGCGATTCTTTGAATCGGGATGATTAGATCTCGGTATCTTCATAACGAGGTCGTGGTCGAACGAGTCGTTGTCCAGCAACAACTGCCTTGGTACGCGCACCATATCGCCCGTAAACGCCGCCCTATCAAATGATTTGCAATCGGGGTCGGCCACGAAGTCGTCAAGCGACACGTTGTCGGTGAACACCATCCCCGTATCGCACGAACGAGTCGCTGTCCGCGAGCGCGGTCTTGAATATCCCGATAGAAAAGAACGAGTCTACCAGACCATAACGCAGAGTATTCTTCTTCTTCGTCCTGCGATTGTTCGAGTCCAGTGCTTTTCCCAGTAGAAAAGCGTAGTCATCGTACTCCACTATATCAGAGTGTACTTCTGTTATTGGGTCGCGCATGACATACTGCGGAACGGTAGCGCGTATGGCGTTGTAGACAAGGTTTATAGGAGTGTCGCCGGTGACGCCGTGCGTGTCCGCGAAGTATTGCCCAACATAGGCTCTGATGAACATAGCCCGCGTTTTTCTATGGTGCTTTATACGCTGCTTTCCCTGCTTGACGGCCTTAGCTACGCGCCGTGGGACCAACTCATACATATCCACCGCCTATCTGCTATCGAATTTGTGACGCCAACCGACACCGCTGTTCTCGCGCTTCTTACGCATTACCCTTTTCTTTCTGAAACCAGCGGACCCAGGAGGCGGTTCGTGTTTCGGATTGTGCCGCTTTTTACCCTTTTTAAGCAGAGTCAGAGCATCGGCCATAACCCTGTCGCCGTGCGTCTTCTTGGCCGTCGAACTTTCTTCCACAAGCCCGGCTGGCCCTATCCCGCCGTCACCGAAGCGCACATATCTCTTAGCTTCCTCCATAGAGATATCGGAGTGATTGATTATATCGCCGTACAGCAGCGCGCGCTCGTACTCCGTAAGTAGTTGCTCCTTAGATTCCTGTGTATTCTGCCACCCGTACTTATCCGATCTCTGATCGTGTACGCGCCCAACAGTTGTGGTCCTGTGATATCTGGGATACCTGAATTCCTGCACTATGCGCTTACCCAGCGTTAACCCGGGGCCGTTCTTTTCCCACACCAGATACGGCAGACCCTTTAGACCCTTACCACCGAACCACAACGCTAACGCTATTACCGTCTTCGCAAACTCATACGGTGGCACTCTGGCGTCTGCCCACTCCCCCACCTTCTCCCCGGTCTCCAGACATCTTATGCTCACTACAGAGTTCGACGCACCCTGCCCCTTCGACACATCTATCCCGAACGCATAGGACCAGTTCTGATTCGGCCTGCCGTTGCCCTTTCTCTTGCGCTTAACCTTGAGGCACTTCAAACTCTTGGATCTGACCAGTGGCGCTATAGCGTCGTCCGACACTCCCTTTGCGAACGACACGTCCATCGACATTCTAGGCTTACACGCAAACAATGCCTGGTGTGTCACTATGCTATTCAGCGCAAAGAAGGCGTCACCCGAGTTCATATCATCGGCGTCCACTTCCTGTGCCAGTTCCTTGGGAGACCGCACCGATTCCTCATAGTTATACCACGGCGATCGGATCTTGTACTCCTTGGTCGTTTCGTTCTGCTCTACGTAGCGACCCTTTCCCTTCTCAGGATGATCCCACCACATTAGCGGATAGACTTTGATCTGCCTGCTATTTTTCCAAATCGAG